TTGACCCAGTCGTCCCACATGCCCGGACGGCCCGCGTAGACCATGGACTCGCGCAGATGTTCCTCTTGCTGCTTGAGCTGCTCCAGCGCCATGAACTCTTCCATGTCGGAGCGTTCTGCACCGCCTGCCGCTTTCTTGGTGGCCTTCTCTTGAATCTTGGCCTTGTTGTCAAAATAATCGAAGACGCGACCGCCGAGCGCGGACAGCTCCTTGCCATTGGCAAGAGCCGCCTTTATGACGTTAAAAGCCGCGTTTGCGGCGGCGAGTTCCGCAAGCATGCGTCACCGTTTATCAGTACGCCACATTACAGCAGGGCTGCAGGGGTGGCAGCCTTCAGTGCTTCTGGGGTTTGCGCATTCAGAATTGCTGGGTCTTGCGTGGCGTCGCGCAGGGCTTGTTTTTTGGCAGCAACTTCGGCCTGTTTCACGGAATCCCCGGACTCAATGGCTCGCATCATCTGGGTGTCAAGCGCCGCCAGAAGCGGTTGTCGTTCGGTGCGGATCATGTCTTTTTTGATCTCGACCGCTTTTTGCATGTTGATTGTGATGGGCATGCTTACTCCAGAGTCCAAGCGTTTCGGAAAGTGCGGTCAGCAGGGATTTCGCTCACATCAACAATTTGGTAAGCGGTGCCCGGCGGCACATCCTTGGCAGCAATTTGTTCAATCGTAAGCCCGCAATCTGGTGCAGGCACAATGACAGCCACGCCGCCGTCGTTGGTTTGGTAAATGATTCGTTTATCGCTCATGAGAATCTCCTTTGGGGAATGGTTTAACTGAAGACGGAAACACTCACCGTGTCGGCATCCGAGGCACCGCCAGTCGTAGTGCCCGTAACAACCTGAAGACTTGATGCCAGCAGCGTCTTTGGGGCGATAAATACACCCGGATTTGTCTGGGTATCTACACGCCGAGAGCAAAAAGGCGCGTAGTTCGCATCGGGCATGTTCGCCGAAAAATTAACCGTATAGTCACCGGTCCCATTGTCCGTGATCGAAGTCACGTTACCAGAATCACGAATGGCCACAGTGCCCGTGCCGTCGAAGTTCACCCACGCTCTGGCTAAATACCCCGGCGCAGACCCGTCTGGCAAGGGCACGTTGGCAGAGCCCAACGTAATGGACGAGACTGCCAGCGTGTTAGTGCTTGGGTTGTATGTAAAGTCTGCGGTTGTGGTGTCCATGAGCAACGAGTAATCACCCTCAACACCCGTAGTGGTGCCTGTGAATGGGACCTTGTATTTAAAGTTTCCCGCAGTTGTGCTTACGTGCACAGCGGTGGCCGTGACGTTGTTGGCCGTCAGTGTATCGGCCGTGATGTTGTTCACATTCAGCGTATTGGTGCTGGGGTTGTACGTGAAGGTCCCAGTGCTGTCTTGCAGCAGGCCATAGTTCCCGGTTGTGCTGGCTGTTGTGTTGGCAAATGGGATTTTGAACGCGCTGCTTGTAGCGGAAGTTGTTACCGTTGCGTTTGTGGCCGTTGTGGCCGTGCCGTCAAGATCGCCCACAATATTGTTTACGGTAAGCGTGGCGGTGAAAGGGTTGTATGTAAAAGTAGACCCCGGTTCGATCACAAGGCCGTATTGCCCCGCAGTGCTTGCGGTCGTACTTGTGTACGGAACTTTTAACGCTAAGTCAGGCGTAGACGCGCCCATGTTCACGGAATTTGAGTACCCCGAGTAGGTAGCAAAGCCTGCGTTGGTTGCGGTGGTTGCGTTGGTGGCGTTTGTTACTGCGGTGCTGCCAATCTGCGTAACAATGTCCGATGCAGAGGCCACGCTCAAAGCGGAGGAGCCGTTGCCCCGCAGCAGGCCCCCGGACGTGAACGAAGATGCCCCAGTTCCGCCATCGGCCACAGCCAAATCGGTAGCCAGCGTCAGGGATGACAGGTGGTTGTTCTGGAACACAAAGTTGGTTCCGTCGGACCACACGGTGACGGTCTTGCCCGCAGGGATTGCCACACCCGTACCCGCCGCAGTTGTGTTACCAATCACGGTCGAGTTGTAGATCGTGGCGGTGTAGCTGCTGGCGTTGTAGATGGTGTACTGCTTGGAGGCAGGGGGAGCATACACGGCGAAGTTGGCACCCGTCGAGGTGGTCAGAGCGAGGTTTGCGTGCACGGACTGGTTGAGCGCCGCAGTGGCGGAGCCGCCGTTGATGTACGTCAGGGCTTGGTTGGCGGAAGCCACGGCCACAGAGATGTAACCAGCGATTGCCTGCTCGATCACATACGACAAGTTTGTGTTGGTCGTAGTCCCCCACGTACCGGCTTGGTCGCCGGTCGTGATGAGTTCGATCCGAAGGTCTGGTGAATAGCTGCTCATGGTGTGATCCTTGGTTGCCCGAATTTTACGCTTTAGGTGCTAACGCTGCTTTAATTTCTGCTGGCGTTGTTGCGGCGTCTACAGCGGCCTGCATGCTTGCGTCCGTTTGGTAGATGATTCGTTTGGTCATGTCTTTACCTTATCTAAAAACTGCCATATGTATCAGGCTCATGTCTGCCAACGCGCCTGCGTTTACGCCCGCCGAGAAGTTGCGAGTAAGAACGCCTACACCGGCTGTGGTTTGCGTACCGAACTGCGACGACCGCACGGTGACTGAGGTGCCTTCGTTGGCCACAGACAGCGCGACGTAGTTAGTGTCTGGCATGGCTGTTGTGAAGTTCACGGTATACGTTCCTGTGCCGCCATCGGTGATACTGGACACGTTCCCGCTGGCGCGGATCGCTACGGTGCCTGTGCCGTTGAAGTTCACCCATGCCCGCGCACTGTACGAAGGGGCGCTTCCGCTTGCTGTGCTGAGCGCTGTAGCAGTAATAGCGCTAACTGCATTTGTGGCGGACGCTGCGTTTCCTGTACATGACCCGGAGGACCCGGAGACATTCCCAAGGACGTTCCCGACAATGTTAGCGTACACATTTCCTACCGTTAGTACGTTGGAGCTTGGGTTGTAGGTGAAAGCAGCCGTCGAGTCCTGCAGCAGGCTGTAATTTCCGGTGGTGGCTACAGTTGATGCCGCAAACGGAATTACAAAAGCATTGCTTCCAGAGGTTGTTGTTACTGTAACGCCTGTGGCAACCGTGGCCGTGGTGGCTGTAGTGGCCGAAGACGCTGTACCCGTCAGGTTGGCAGTGATCGTACCCGCGCTGAAGTTGCCAGAGCCATCCCGCGCCACAACCTTGCCTGCTGTGTTTATCGGGGTGGCATCAACAGCCAACGTGCCGGTCGTTGTGATCGTGCCGCCAGTCAGGTAGGAGCCTGCCGCCACCGAAGTGACCGAACCGTTGCCCGTACCAGCGCCGAGGTTTGCCCGCGCAGTTGCCGCGTCAGTCGCACCGGTGCCTCCGTTGACGATTGCCAAAGTCCCGCTGATGTGTGTTGTCAGACCGATCTTGCCCCAAGCAGGGGCGGTGCCCACGCCGCCCGACAGCAGCGCGTTGCCGGAGGCTACACTCGCCAGCTTGTTGAGAAGTGTTGTCGTGCCCGCGTACAGCAAGTCGCCCACAGCATAGGAAGACTGGCCAGTGCCGCCGAAAAGAGCAGCAACAGTGCCGCCATTCCAAGTCCCAGCAGCAAGAGTGCCGACGCCAGTAATCCCAGTGTACGATCCGTTAAGACGCGCAACAGGGAGCGTTCCTGATGTGATGTTTGCTGCATTGGTTGTGTCCGTTGTTGCTGATGGTGCCAAACCCGAAACGTCCGCAGCAGCAATAGTGCCCCATGCGGGGGCTGCAGAAGCTGCACCGGTACCGGTCTGCACCAAGAAGGTTTTGGTTGTCGTGGTGTTGCCCGCCAGCTTGGCGATTGTGTTGGCGGCAGACGAGTACAGCAGGTCGCCCAACGTGTAGGTTGTGAGCCCCGTACCGCCGTTTGTTGTTGGCAGGGTGCCAGACACCGCACCCGACTGGTTCAAGGCAACTGCGTTCCACTCGACGTTTGTACCTCCGGCGTTCATCACCAAAGACTTGTACCCAGCGCCCGCAGCCAGCCGCCCCCATGTGTCAGTGCCCGAGCCGTACAGCAGATCGCCTGTTGCGACTGTGTTTGTGCCAGTTCCGCCATTGGTTGCGGCCACCACACCAGTAAGCGAAAGCGTGTTGCCCGTCAAGTTCAGTGGGGCAACGACGTTGTAGCTCGGCACTTGGCTGAACTCGGTGAACGAGATGGCTGTTGTGCCGAACACAATAATGTCTGTGTTATTGCAGATAAAGGCAAAATAGCCGAGCGTAGCGCCGCTCTGAACAAAAAAGTAGTCCCCACCACCAAGAGAGTTTGGGTCGCCTTCTGAGGACGTATCAGTGTCGGCCGAGCGGGTCAATACCCAGTTTGCTGCGCCACTTCCGACGGTTGTGACGACGTACACGCCGTTCTGTGTGCCTGTGGACTGTTGCCAGACAAGAACACGGTCGTTCGTAGCCAAAGCCACACCATCAACGGAGAGCGCGACCTGTGTGCCGGAGTTGGTCAGGGTAGCCCCCACGCCCAAAGTGCCGTTGTTGTAAGTTGCTGTCAGGTTGCCTGTGGTGGCCACAAGCACAGGCTCGTGAACGTGGAAGCCGTTGGAGGTGGCGTTGTCCACGTACTGCTTTGTGGCAGCCTGCAGGGCCAACGTCGGGTCTGCGTCCAGCAGCACGGTGGACTGAAACTCCGCAGCGCCTGTGATGGTGGCTGTGCCCGCCACGGAAATGTCGCTGGCCAGCTCCACGCTCTGGTCGGCTCCTTTGATCCGCACGGCCTCGTTGGCTGTGTCCACACCGCCCGCGAACAGCACAACGTCTTTACTGGCCGTCTGGTTGCCGATGAAGAAGTCGTCCCCGTCATGAAACACGTAGCCAGAACCGGGCGTGAACAGGGGGTAGTCAACCGACGAGTAGTTTGAGCTGTTGAGGCCCATGTCGGTGAAGTTGGTGAAGCCGTCTGTCGTGGCATCGTTGTACACCACAAAGTCAGCGGAAGCGGAGGAGCCGTCGCTTTGGTTCAGGTTGTACACCTGCCCGAACGAGTCCACGTTACCCACAAACTTGCCCAGCTCGGCCTCAAGAGAAGGGTTGACCGTGACGCCTTGGCCCAACACTGTGATGGGGCCGCCGTCAATGAGCGTCTGGCCATCGGGTTCTTCGTAAATCGCACGTTCGGCTGGGTATGTGACAAACACATCCTTAGCCCCAACTGAGAAGTTAACCAGTGTCCCCGCGTTGCTGGACTCGAACACCACATCCCGCGACAAGTACCATGTGCCTGCAACCTGCGTAACAGTGCCCTTACCGACTTCCCACTCACTACCAGACTGCAGGGCAATCGTGTAGTACGTGATGTTTCCGTCACCAATGGCGCTGAAATCTTGATAGCCTGTTGCGGCGACGCCGAGCGTTGCCGCCCCCGTGCCGGTAACGCCAGAAGAAACTTTTACTCGGTCTTTTAAAACAATGCTGGCCATTTGTGCCTCTTATGACTGCGTTTTCACGGGGTTCCATGGGGCGCTCTGACTAGCATCAGTAACCCCCCAAGCATTTGCTTGGCTGGCATTGACGGCAGACCAAGCCGACGACTGGCTGGCATTTATTGTGCCCCATGTTGAAGCCTGACTGTCGTTGACCCCACCCCAACTGCCTGATTGCGAGTCGTTGATGGTCTCCCAAAGGAAGCCGCCAATGATTTGGTCGATGGCCGTGGCACTACCGGTGATGGTAGCGAAAAACACAGCGCTTGCCAAGAACGTGTCTACGATACCTACTTCCTCAAGCACCTGTGCATTAAACACGGAAGCGGCAACCGACACACTCGAATCGCCAAAAACCGAGTCCTCGACCTGCACGGCAAAATCGACGCTTGTGGCTATATCGTCTGAAGCTGCAGCGGACTCGTCAAGCGATGTGTTGAAAATGGCTGCAAGCGACAAGTCTGCTGTCGCTGCTGCAGTTTCGTCGGCGGTAGCGCTAAACGTAGAGGCGACAACCTGCGCAACATCTGCGCCAACCACAGTATCCGCCTGAGTTGCAAGGAACGCCGCAAATGCCGAAACAAACTGGGATGCGGCCGCCGCCTCATCAAGGATGGCGTCGTATGCTACGCCAAACTCACCAGTTGCCCCCAGTGGGGCCGCAGACAGTGGCGCGAACCCGAGCACTGGGAGTGGCCTTTAAGCTGCGTCGAGGCTGAAGGTGTATGTGACGTTCAGCGTGTCACCAGACACCACAGTGCGGTCGCCGGGAGACTGGAAGTCCGCCTCAGAGAACAACACACCGGAAGTGCCGCTGGCCACTGTGCACAGGAACGCCCCAGCTACCACGCCCCCAGCGCCTGTGATTGAAAAAGACGACGGCGAAGCGCTGTTGCTGATGACGGATGGATCAGCCGTGGATGCCGTACCAAACGTGATGGCCTTGCGGGAACCCGAGTAGTCGGTGTATTCAGTCCAACCAGCGTGAGAAGCAAGTGTGTCGGCCGCAGCGTACGCGGTGCCGGAACCGGGGCCAGCCACCAAACCGAGGTAGAACGCGGCCGTGTAGGTTGAACCCTTGAAATACTGGGTGTTCATGTCCTGCAGGCCCTCGTTGACCACGAGGTTGTGCATGCTGTCTTCCCACTTCATGTTGCCGTCTTTGTCGAGGCACTGAACGTGGTACACGCCGCCACCCTGAGCGGCAGAACCAAAACCTGTTTTTGCAACCAAGCCTGCGGATGCAGCATCACCGGACTGCGCTTTTTCGTTGAACATCTCAAACCCCTTCAGGAGATACGGATCAGCGCACTGGTCGCTGTGTTGGCGGGCATCTGCACCGTGAATGTTGTCGTGGCGGTTTTATCCGACCCGAAGTCCAACACCGCAATAGCCTTGTTGCTCTTGCTGGCATTGTAAATGAGGGCACCACGCGCTGTGAATACGGCTGGGTCCCATGACGGGTCGGCAAAGTCCACGTACGCTGTGGTGCCAGAAGTCAGCACCGTCACACCAGTCAGCGTCTCTCCACCCGCCGTGTAACCGGTACCCGAGGTCTCGCCCGTTGTGGTGTACACAGTGGTGGCTGCGCCAAGGCTGGCCGTGGCCAAGTACAGCGCCATCTTGATCTCGTCCGTCTCAAGGTCGTGCACCCCAAGCAGGATGTCCTGCTTGAAGCTCGTGGTGAGTGTTTGCTCAAACGCCATATCAGTTCACCGGTTGTCTGTATTGGCCAGAACGGTACGCGTCCTGACGCTCCATGCCATCGCCCAGACGTTTTGCCAGACCCAAGGCTTCGGTGTACTTGGTGTTGTACAACTGAACCATGTCGGCTTCGCCCTTCATGAACGTAACCGCCTCAACCAGTGCGCCGTACAGCAGCACGGAGTCAAAGTTGTCACCCAACCAAGTCTCGCCAGCAGTGACGATCGACTCGGGGTAGTAGTAATAGTGCAGCTCAACAGAGTACACAGCGCCGGGCGTTGGGCCAAGAATCAACGACAGCTCGTTCAGGATGACGGGCGTTGCATCGTTCGTGGTTGTGGGGCCGAACAGCGCGTAGTATTTGGGGATGCCGGTGCTCGTCGGAGTTGGGTACGCCTGACGGATGAAGTTGACATCCTTGTTGAGCAAGAACTCGTACGCGCCCGTGCTGTCAATGACCGCCAAGGAGTACACCGCCAAGAAATCTTGCGGGGTGGACAGGTATTTGTTGTTGGTCGATGTGGAGCCCGTCACGTTCTTGCGCAACGAAGGGAACTGCACCGTGTTGTAGATACGCTGCTCCGCCTGCTTGACGAACACCGGGATGTTGTCAATGAAGTCTTGGTCGAAGTTCTGCGTGTAATCGCAGATCGCAGCGGTCAACTGGGTGTAGTTCATGTTCGTATCAGGCCATTGGGCCGCGAGCCATCACGCCGCGAGTAGCAGCGCCTGTGCCACGGATTTTAATGCCGGAAGTCTTGGTGCCGGGGTACTCATTGCTGTGGTTGCTTGCCACGGACACGTTTGTGTCTTGCATGTGCTTCATGGCGTTGTCTTTTTTCAACACGGCAGGTTTGGCGGATTTGGGTTGCTTGTACGTGGCCATGGCAGGCTCCTTATGTTGTTACGATTGTCACTTGGCCGACAGCAGTAGTCAACACCAAGTAGTTTGGGGTCAGCCCGTCGTCGTAGGCACGCGAGCCGCCGACAGGGTTCCATCCCCACTGGATGTCCCGAGAGCCGCCGGTATTGAAACCATCCGGCCCTACGCCTGCTGTGACATACGTTGTGTCCCGACGTGGGTTGCGCACCGCTTGCGGGTCGTCCACCGGGTACATGCCAAGCTGCAACTGCGGCTGATCTGGGTCCCAGCACGAGTCGCACACAAGGATGTTGACCTGTTTGGTCTTGATGATTTCCTTGCGCAGCTCGGTCAGTTTGAACTGAAAGCCACAACGGTCGCACATGGCGATCGAGTTCTTGGCGCTGGCAAACCGGTTTCCCATTTAGGTGCCGCTTCCGATGTACTGGCGACGGGGCACAAAACGTACCGCTGCCTTCTCCCGGTCTTCGCTGGCGGCCAAGTCCCAAGCCTCGTCGTACTGCTGCTTGAGTATGCCCAAGCGCTCTGTGCCACCGGGCACTTTCAGCGCCAAGTAGTAGGACAAGCCTGCGACCATGCAGGGGATGAACCGGAACGGCATGTCCATGGTGTTCACACCCTCGCCCGCGTTTTGGATGCGACGCAAGCGCCAGTACACGAACGTGTAGGGCTGGCTGTCATCAGGAACTGGCCAGACGGTGATCCGGGGCGTGTTCAAGCGCTCAATCCAGACCTGAATTGGCCGGGCTTGCTGCAACTTGTTGGGGATCGTCGCGTAGGTTGAGACGCTGATCCGGGTGATGGTCAGGTCTGCCTGTGTCGCTGCGCTGCCTGAGCCCGTGCGGATGACATGCTCCAGCAGGTCGACAGTGTCTTCCGGCAGGCTGTATGTGGCCGTGCCTGCCACCAACGGGATCGAGCCTTGCTCGAACGTCCACATGTTGATGCCACGGTTGGCCCAGTCAGCAAACATCAAGTTCAACGACCGACGCGCTGTGCGCAGGTCGTAGCCCGTACGCATCTCACCGCCGACGCGCTCAAACGCTTCCTCGACGATCTCAGTGAGGTCGAGGTTGAAATTGGAGACGCCTGATGTTGCCATGGTTTACTTCTTCGGTGCGCAGGCGCAGGGCTTCACAGCCCCACCGCGTTTGTACACAGTGACCTTGTTCGGATCATCCTTGCGGGTGATCGTCTTGGCCTTTGGCATTTTGGAGGGGGCGATTGCCCCCATGCCTCGACTTGCGATCATACGATCTTTGCCTTTCGGGCACCGCGAGCAGCACCCCAACCGCGCACAGCACCGCCTTTGGCCAGCTTCTTGTCTTTGCCTTTAGCTTCGCGCTGCTGCAGAGATTCCGACTCTTCTTCGCGCAGGTTCTCAAGTTTGTCAGACGCGGCTTTGCGACTGGCAAAAACGTCTTTAAGACGCACGCCGGAAAACGGAGAACTCCATGAGCGGTCGGCGGGTAGACTGAGACTGTCGCGCACAGGCCCTTGCTTTTTAGCAGCCGCCGAAGCGGCCTTCAGCTCGGCAATACGGTCAGTTGTTTCAGACATACCCGTCTCCTTACTTGCAGGCTTTGCCGCCGCCAGCCATCTTGACCATGGTGCCTTTGGTCTTGCCCTTGGAGGCAATACCGTCACGGCTTGGAGCGGCGGTCTTCACCGAGCCCATGCTGGTCATGCCACCGGACTTCAAGCCTTTGTGGGCTTTGGAAGCAGGCTTGGCTGCGTGTTTGGCCAACGCATCAGCGCCGCCTTTTTTCTTGTCCATCATTGCGGCAAAGCCAGCGTTCATTTTTGTAGCCATAGTGTCACCACCTTCTTTGAATTTGCGGCTCTTGTCCGCAGTTGAAAAGTCTTTGCCCACGGACTGTGGGACCCCTACCTTCTTCGCAAACGCGGGGCTGTGGGCCACGGCGTTCATGAAGTTGTGTTGCTTCTTACTCGTCGACGGCATTGCCGTTTCTCCGGCCAGTCCAACCGCGCACAGTGTCGGTTTCCCAGATGCGGATACTTGTCCACACAATTGTGAATGCTGCGGCGATTGAAGGTAGCATTTCGATCAAGGTGCCCAACACCGTGAACACCGAGATGGCATCCACGACGTGCTTTGAGCTTTCAGAAAGTTCGTGTTTCATATCAGCACTTCCAAGCCCGAAGGCTCTTGTTGATACGGCTGTCCGGGTCTTTGGCCGTCTTGGTGCTGGTCAGCTTTTTCTTCATGCCTTCCATGCGCGCACAAAACGAGTCACGGCGCTTGCCGCCCTCTGGCTGGGGTGCTTTCAACCCGGGCTTGCCCGGATTGGCCTTGTTGTAAGACGCACGCCCCTTTGCGTTCAGGCCGCCCTTCTCGGACTTGCCTTCCTTGCGTTGCCATGCGGGTGACTTAGCCATAGAACACCGTCACGGACGCGATGTTTGTCAGCGCCGCATACACGTTTGTCGTGAACAACACACCCTGCTGAGGGATTGCCACATAGAACGAGTTGGGGTTTGAGTTCGACGGAATGTCGATCTCGATCAGCGTCGTGCCGCCGGAGCCGCCGTCTTTCAACAGAAGCGTGCCAGCCGCGCTGGCGGTTGCGCAGATCGAAAAGCCTTTGACTCGGGTTCTCTGGGCGTAAACCGTGCCGGACGCATTTACGTGCGTGGACCGTACATCACCTTGCATCATAACCAATCTCCTTTAAAACAGGGGCCGAAGCCCCCGAGATCAATTAAGCGTCAGCGAAGGGGGTGGCAACAGAGCCGGAGCCCAGCAACACGCCAGTGACCATGTATTTGTTGGCAGACAGCACCGTCACGGTGATAGTCGAACCAGCGATACCGCCAGTGGTGGAGCCATCCAAGTTGATGACGTCGTTGGACGAAGCGGGGGCGAAGCCAGCCGTTGCGCCGGAGCTGTCGGTGTCAACCATCAGCACGGAGCCGACAAACTTGTCAGTGCCGTCAGTCTTGATGGCCAAAGCTGAAGCGGTGGTCTCAACCACAAACGTGTAGGTCGTGCCCACGTTGTTCACGGTGTTGGGGTCTTGGCCGGGGCCGGAAGTCACAGGGTTTGGTGTGACGTTGATGGTTGGCAAGGTGATGACCAAAGTGGCATCGTTCGTGCGGATCGTCTTGCCAGCGTACGTGGCGACGTCCAGAGTCACGGTGTTGGTGCCGTTTGCCAAGTTGACAACGGTGGCGGGGCCTTGAGAGATGAAGCCAGCCAACGAGCGAACTGGGCCTTGGAAGGTAGTCTGAGCCATGATGATTCCTCACATGCGAGTTGAGGTGCATCTGTCTGCATGTCGTCGGCCCGGAGCCGTCAGATACACCGGAAAAGTCCGGGAGTGGGTGCAATATACACCAAAAGAAAAAGGGGCACAAGGCCCCTTTTTCAGTGGACGGCCGGGAACCCCCGACCCGTATCTTAGGAGCCCGAAGAGCCCCAGATACCCAATGGATCAGACCAGCCGAACGAATAACGCTCGCGGGCCTTGTAACGGACGTTGCCGGTGTCGAAGTCGCCGTCCATGGAAGTGGACAGAGCGGTACGCTCGAAGTGCTTCAAGCCGTTAGGCACGTCTGTGGTCAGGAACCAAGCGTTGCTGTCGGTCAAGAAGTTGTTGACGGTGTAGCCACCAGACACGGTGCCCATCTGCTTCAACGCGTTGATGTCGTTGTCAGCAGTGCCAACACGCAACTCGGTGTCAAGCAGACGCTTGGCAACGAACATCAGTGCTGGAGGGATCACAAGTTTGACTGGCTTGGCAGCGATCAACAGACCGCGTTCGTCCACCCAAGCAGCGATCTGGATGGTGGCGTTTTCCAACGAAGTTTCGTTGAGGTCAACACCGGTGGTGGGGCTGTTGTAGTTAACGCCGCCGCCGACCAGAGGGTGGCCAACGCGAGTGCCGGAGCTGTTGTTGCCGAACAGAGACACGCCGTCGCCGCCGAGAGCGGAGCCAGCAAAGCCAGTGTTCAACACCGAGGCAGCTTTGACCTGCTTGGTGTAAGCCATACCACGGGCCAGAGCCTTGGTGTAGCGGGCAGACAGACTGTCGTACAGGTTGTCTTCCACAGCTTCTTCAGTGATGGAGAAGCCCAGAGCGATGGTTTCGTGGGTGTAGCGAGCAGTGAAGGCTTCCTGCGCGTTGTCGTAAGCGATGGCGGAGCCTTCGTTCTTGACAGGAGCAGCGCCAAAACCGGCCAGCTTGGTTTCTTCCTCGAACGAACGCTCAGATTTCTCTGTTTCGTACAGTTCTTTGTGTTGCTCGCCGTAACGTGCGTATTCCAGACCGAACAAAGCGTTCAGACCGGGGAGCAGCTCTTTGAGCAGTTGTGCGCGTGAAATTGCCATGGTGGTTTACTCCTTACAGGCCAACGGCGTTGGAATAGCTGTGGTAGCCGGGGTTGATCTTCACCAACAGATCGGTGTAGGCGTCGCCCACAGTCGAAGTGATGTTGTTCGCAAAGCCGATCACGCGGAAAGCCGCAGTGGTCTGCACGGCCGAAGCGCCTGCAACCACGGAAGCAGTGGAGTTACCAGTAGTTGTGCTACCAGTTGCCACAGCGCCAGTGCTGAAGAACACGTTCGAGCCCAGCACGGTCTGTGCGCAAGTGCCAGCGGACTGGACTTGGAACACGACATCTGGATCGTCGATCACGGTCGCAGTGATCACGCCAGTCACACCTGTGGGGTAGTACTGAGACCAGATTTGCTGACCTTGGGCGTTCACGTACGAGCAGCCGGTGAACACACCAACGATACCGGTGTTGGCAGTACCAACAGGGAAACCGTTTGTGGTTGCATCAGCGCCAGTGGCGGTAGCCACGGCCAAATAGCCAGACGCGTTCACGTACACGGGCGAGCCGTTGTAAATGTTCGACGCAGAGCCGTCAGGGTTGATCAAGAAAGTGCGGGTGCTTCCAGCGTATGGAAGGCCGCCGATCTCATTTACGGCGCGCAGGCCGTAGGGAGAAGCAGTAGATGCCATTTAAGGACTCCTTGTTACTTTGAACCAGAACCAAAACCACCGCCACGGCTTGTCGTCGACTTGCGGTCAGCGAAAAGCGGCATGCGTGGGTCATTGTTTCGCATGAAACTGTTATCAACAGATTCCATCTGGGCCTGAGCTTGTTTGGCGTAATACTCATCACGGGCTTGTGCGCGGTCACGTGGCATCTTGCAGAGCATGAGGCCGCCGATCTCGACGTTACCAGTTTTCGCATTACCCTCCAGCATCAGTTCCGGATGGTCCACCGCTTTAACCGGTTCCCAACCTTCACGCATCTTGGTAGACACGTTCGTGTTTTGGGCTTCACCAAGTACGTGCGTCGCAATCCAGCGATACACCATACCGGGCTCAGGGGTAGGGTCTGGCAGTGAACTCGGTGGTGTATACACGTACCGAGTAGATTTTTCGCGTGACACGAGGTCGCGGGGGGTCCGGGTGTTTGTTTCAGCCATTTGATTTCTCCAGTTTTGCTACTTCAGCAGCGTATTGCTGCGGGGTCAGTCCGTACTTCTTCGCCAACGCAATTTGCGTGGGTGTCAGTTGCACTTTTCGTGCGCCCGTTGAACGAGTCGCTGGGGCAACAACCGAGGTAGGTCGCTTGGAGCCATCGCCGGATTTTGGCTTGTCGTCGTCCTTGCCGAAAACTTCGGGGAACGTCGACTTCATGCGAGCATCAATGCGCTCGAAGTAATCGTCAGAGCGGGGGTCAACCCCGGAGTTGACTAGTTTTTGGTGCAGCCCTAGTGCAAAGCTGGTGACTTCCTCGTACCCCGGTGAACCGAACCACTGGTTTTTTGCCTGCCAGCGGACAGTTTTATCGTCCAGTTCCTGACGGGGTACTTGCGTTTGTTGAGTTTGTACCTCAGTTTCGTCGATCTGTAAAGGGGTGGGCTTGAAATTTTTTGCAGCCTGCACCTTCATCTTGGCATCCATCAGGGCATCTTGTGCCGCAATGACGCCGTCTGTGTCAAACGCTTCGGTCGCTTCCTTGAGTTGGCGCTTGGCCTTCTCGACCTCGGTCTCCGCAATCTGCAACTGCGAAGCTGCGTAGTGCTCGCTGCCCGTGTTGACGTACTGCTTGAGGCGGTTGTTCTCAGCCACCATGTGCTGGGCAAGGCGCTCCAGCTCCTGCTTCTCGCGCAGCAAGGCTTCTTTGGCCCGGCGCTCGTCGTGACGGGCGTGTGTCAGCTCTTTGATGCGTTTCTTCACGCCATCAGAGTAGCTCTCGATCTCGTCGTCGGTAGGGTCGTTGACTTCCCGTTCCAGTGGCTTGCGGCCACGGTCTTTTTCCGGGGTATCGTCGACGATCTCAATCTCGACATCACTGTCGGTCGAGACGCTCACATCAAGATCAGTGCTCTGATCTTGGTTGGTAGTGGCGTTGTCTTCGTCCAGTTCGTCTGGGAATCTGTATCCAGCCATTTCTGCTCCTTATGCGCGGGTGTAGCCGCGTGGGTCTTGCACAACACACTCAATCTGGTCGTCGTTCAGCACCCTGAACTCTTTACCAAACACCTTGAAACGCGTACCGGTGTAGGTACGCACGAGGACAAAATCACCTTCCTTGCACCATGCACCTGATGGGAACTTGGCGGTGTCTTTGTACGCGTCTGGTCCGGCCCGAAGCACAAATAGCACCGTGGTGGCGTGCTCTTCTGCTTTCATGGTCGCGGCATCTCGAACGAGGTCGAGGCTCGTACCGGCGATCTTTTCATCGACCTCGGGCACGACGCACAGCAGCTTGTATCCGGTCGGGATAGGCAGCGCCGATGCTTTGGTTTCGTTGTCAGCCTCGGCCTCGGGGGCGTCGATGGGCTGGATGTGCTTTGGCAGGCTGATGCCCGGAGGCAGAATGATTTCACTCATCTGATTGCTCTACTTTCTCTACAAGGTCGAGGAGGTGACGCTCTGCAACCGCCAGACCTTGAATTAGGCCGCAGAGTTTTTGGTAATCGTCAAAGGAGCGACATGCCCCACCGGCCATATCGTCGGTGTAGTTGTTCATGTCGGTGCGTAATTTCTCGCGCAATACGCGTGCGAAGTCAGAGATCATTTGGTGGGTTTACCTCTTGGTTGTTGTGCGCTTGCACGGGCTTGCGCAGCGGCTTGCTGCTTACTTTTTGCGATGTCGATGCCCATGCGGACACCTTCACGTTCTTGGTCAGCCTGCAGCTTTTTCTCTGCTTGCTGCGCCTGCTGGCCTGCTTTGAAGCCGTCCAGCTCCATCTTGCCTTCCAGCGCCTGCTTCTTGAGCTCCAGCTCGTCAGCCTTGGTCGACGCGTCGATCTGCAGCTTCTTCTCTTTGAGCGCCAGCTCGCCTTGCTTGATCTGCAGCTCTTGCTGCTGCATCTGCACAACAGGGTCTTGCTGTTGCTGCTGGGCTTGCTGCTGAGCGGCTTTTGCTTGGCTCTGCTGGAGCACTTGCTGCGCAGCTTGGGCCATCATGCCGGACAGGGCGATCTCGATCTCGGGAGGCAACTGCTCGCCTTCGGGCGGCAAAGGCATGCCCAACTGCTGCTCGATCTGCTGGCGGTAGGCGTAGCCTGTGTGCTCGGCAATGTGCGCCATCATGGCCGCTTGGATCATTGGTGCGCGGGGGTTCTGGCCAACCAACTGCATGATGGTGGGGTCCTGCATAGCTGACATGTGCACTTGGATGTGTGCCTGATGGTCTTGGTACTGGAACGCCTTGAGCGGTTTGCCCTTGAGCACGTTCTGGTTCTCAGACACAGGGTCGGTCGGCTTCTGGTCTTCTTCCAGAGGCACCAACTTGTCGGCGTTCTTGATGCCCAACACCTCCAGCATGCCACGGTGCAGCTTGGGCAGGTCGTAAATGTCGGGGGCACCTTGGGCCAACTGGATCACAGCTTGGTACTGCACCACGCGCTGCGACAGTGTGGCCGCGTTCGGGTCACTCACCGGCAGGATGTCCACGTGACGGTAGTCGCTGCGCTTGGCGCGTGGGCCTTCTTCGCCATCTGGCTCGTAGGTGTACTCCTCGGACGTGTAGTCGCGGATGATGGTGGCCAGCAACTGCAGTTCTTGCTTGAGGGTGAAGTGCACCCGGGCCTGCACGGCCGTCATGACTTTCAACTGGCGCTCAAGCAGCGCAAGAGTCGAGCCCACGGGTGCGTTCGCGCCCATGTCACTGATCTTCATGTCGGCCGTGGCGGCGAAGCGGCGGCCTTCTTCCACGATCGTGTTCAGCAGGTTGTACAGCGTGCCGCTCGGCTCTTTGTAAGGCAGAGGCAAGATGTTGTCGCGGATGTTGCCGGAGCCAACGTCCACGTCACGGAACTCGCCCGGGGCGATCGGGGTGTCGTCGCCCTTGATCCGCAGACCACGGGACTTCAGACCACCCGGCAAGTTGGACAGCGTGCCCGCGTCGATCAACTGACGCATGAGGGACGTTGCGGAGTTGGCAAAGCCGCCGATCAGGTGGAACAGGCCGAAGCCGTAGGCACCGAAGCCGGGGATGTACTGGTAGTGCACGAAGTGCTGGCGTTTGAGGCGCAGATCATCGTCTTCGTTCCAGTTGCGGCGGATGGCCAGCACGGTCTTGGTCCCGCGCAGGTACGTCACCACGTACGGCAGAGCGATGCCGGTCGGCTCGCCATCATCGTCCTTGTCGCACAGCGGGTCGCCCTTGATCACCAAGTCCACATGGCTCTCGCACAGCGTGAAGCGCTCATCGTTCAGGTCGGCAAACCCGGTTTCTTTGTCCTTGGCCTTGTTGATCTCGTCGATCGCCTTGTCCGGGGAGCCGATGTCCACGTCGCGGTAGAAGCCCGCTTGCTGCAGCTTGATGATCTCGTTCTCGGTCTTGCGCATGATGTGCGTGACGCGGTAGCAAGTCTGGATGTCCGAGGTGCCGTAGGGCAGCACAATGTCTTCGGCGGGAATGAACACCGAGGTCTGGCGGCCGAGGTTGGGGTCGAAATACACCTTCTTGAAGGCCGAGCCGGTGGCCGGGAGGCTCCACAGCATGCGTTCGTGCTCTGGGCGGAACTCCTGCATCACCTCCGTCAACTGGAAGTTCATGTCCTCCTGCACGCGGGTGGCCGCTTCTTTCTTCTCGGGGGTCTCTTTGCCCACGATTTTTGTGCGCACAGGGCCCATGGCCGGGAAGGTCTCAGTGATCGTCTCGGACTGGAACCGCACCACTGCCTCAGTGATCATGGGGTGGAACACGCCTGACGCGCCATCCCAAGGCTCCGTGCGCTCCTCGATCTGCAGGCCGAGCAGCTTCAGACCTGTCACATACGCCTTCTCCCACTCTTTGCGGGAGTTCTTGTCGTTGTCCACGTCGCTGTCCAGATCGCTGACCATCGTGGAAATCTGGCTATCGGGCAGGTAGTCGGCCAAGTTGGCATCGAAGTCGTCGATGCTGGGCTCGCCCGGCTCGATCTCGATGTCCAGACCGTCTGCGTGGATGTTCACTGCTTCGGGGTCGATGATCTCAATCTCGATCGGCTCTTCGGCTTGGCCAAGGGCGTCAATGCCTGTCGGCTGCTGGAAGAGGGCTTTGTCAATGTTCGTGGCCATTATTCGGCTCCTTCACTCATGTGTTTAAGCGCTTTCAGCGCAGCGTCAGCAGCAGACCACGCTGCGTTCCAGCATGTGGTGTCCCAGTATTCTTGGCGCGCAGCGTCTTGTTTGGGGTGTAAAAACAGTTTTTGATTGTGCTTCATCAACACGTACGTCTCGTTAAACGTAAGCTGTGACAACTCAGGCCACTTTGACCATTGCTTTTTGGGGACTTTGTGTAGGTTCTTCGCCATCTGTGTTCCTAGTAATACGCCGCCCTGCGGCGGGTGAAGGTGCGGTCGTCTTTCTCGTCTGAGTCCAGCGAGATGAAGCCGCCTTGCCTGAATCGAAGCAGCGCTTGGGTGGCCGTGTCCACGAAGTCGTCATGCTCCCCAACAGGGAACGACGCAATTTCCTCGATCACTTCCCGGGCCCAGCGCGTGTCCGGTGCCCAGACTTTACCCGAACTGAACAAATCCGCAACAGCATTCAAGCGCACCAGCTTGTCATTTCCTCGGCTGGGGCTGAACTCCTGCACGGGAATCCCCATGTTGCGCAGCTCTTGGATCAGCGGGCCGCCGGAGGCTTTCTTCTCCACAATGAACGCGTCAGGCTCCCACTCTTTGTAGTGCTTGAGCGCTGTGGCCTTGAGGTCCGGGAACGTCATGCGGTCCTTGAACGCGTCCAACAGGATCACCTGCGGCGAGTCGTTCTCCTCCTCGTTGTAGAACACGCCCCACGTCGTGCACGCGGAATAGTCGGAGTTGTTCTTCACTTCAAAGGCCGTGTCCCAGCTCTGGATCACGTAGTCGCAGCGCGGCGGGTCCTCGCCCGGCCAGATGCGCCACATCTTCCTGCTGACGATCGCGCTGGTCTCGGCCGTGGGCTGCTGCATGTACTGGGCGTTCCAATACTTGGGGTCCAGCGCGGCTTTTGTCGACTTGAGGGTGGCCAGCGGCCACTGCTCGGGCCACAGCGACTTCTCGTTCTCCGTGTCTTGGTTCAGGATGGCCGGAAGCTCGACGATCTCCCATGGCTCGGCCTCGGGATTCTTGGCCTGATACGTGATCAAGCGCCCAGTCAGGTCCAAGAGCGACCACCGCGTCATGATCACTATGATCGCACCGCCCGGCATCAGTCGCTGGAGCGGGCCCGTCTGGAACCACGACCACGCAGTGTCGAAAGCCAACCGGCTGTTGGTCTTCACGTCCTGCTCAGAGTGCGGATCGTCAATTACGAACAGGTCAGCACCACGGCCAGCAAGAGCGCCGCCCACACCAGCCGCGTAATATTGACCGCCGGAGCTTGTGGACCACTTGCCCGCAGCCTTTTGGTCGTCAGCCACCATTGTTTGGGGGAAAATCTCACGGTACTCCTCCGTGTCCAGCAAGTTACGGATGCGCCGTCCGAAGTCTTCCGACAAACCGGCCGTGTGCGTGCCCATGATGATCTTTTTCTGGGGGTACTTACCCAAAAAATAGGCCGGGAAGAGGTAGGAGCTGAACTCCGACTTGCCCATACGGGGTGCGATGTTGATGATGACACGCTTTTTTCTCCCCTCAATCACGTCCGTGAAGATTCTGGCCAGCTTCCGGTGGTGGGGCCCGATCTTGAAGCCCGGATAGACCGACGAAGCGAAGCCCAGCATGTTGTCTTGGGCCGCCGTCAGGCGTGTGCGACGCTCCCGCGCCTCCAGATCGTCGAGCAGCTCCATCTTCTCCTTGACGGACATCGTCGGCAGTGCGCGTTCGAGCGCCTCCAACTCACGCTTGGTCAGCGACGTCAGTTTCTGAAGGTTCATCTGGAGTCAGTTTGAAGGAGGAGCCGTTCTCCGGCATGTCGTCTTGGCTGGTGGCCACGTCAATGACGTCGATCACGCCCATGAACTTGGCCAACTTGTCTTTGATGCGCTGCTCGATCTCGGCGTCGGACATCTCCGCCTGCTTGACCTCGATCTTGTCGGTGAACAGGCCCACTTCCGTGACCTTGCCCAGCAGGCCGAGCGCTTTGAGTCGGATGTTGGCGTTGGGGTTTTGCGTCTCCTCCACCAGCTTGGCCACCGTGTAGCCCCTGAGCTCCTTGGCCTGCTCGATGAACTCCCAGTCGTACGCAGTCAGCATGCCGGTGATGTGCCGCACAGCTTCCGGTGTCTTGAGCTGGACCAGCGCAGCTTTTTGCTCGGCCGTGTCCGTGTTCGTGGTGATCGCGCTGAACGCCCGGCGGGCGTCGGCCTTTTCCAATTCGTCGATGACTTCGTCGTCAGGCGGCGCGCCCAACTCCTGCAGCCAACTGGCCGTAGCCACTTGCGCAGACAAGACTTCTCCCGGCTCGGCGTCGGCCAGCTTCGTCATCATCCCGGGCGGTGATGTCTCCGGGTCAAATTGCACCAAATGATCAAACATGTTTGCGTAGGAGCCAAAACGGCTTGTGTCCTCGTTGGGCGTAATGTACACTGCTTTTCGACGAACGCGCAAGCGGTTGTCATTCTCCACTGGTAAGTTGTGAAATTTGTAGCCCCCGCGCCCACAAGGCCCGGGGGTTTTTTATGGTGGCTGGGTGTCCAGAGTTTGACAGAGTTTCTTGGAAAATTTTATAAAATTAGTACCTCGGTAGTATGGGTCCCGGTGGGGGGTGGGTGCTTTTGGCGGTGGGGTGTGCGGAATTTGTCAAGGTTTTTACGTATTTCTGTCCAGCTTTTTACAAAATACTGGTAGCGGTTGTGGAACAGTGTTCATGTCATGTCGCACCGCCGCCTCGTATAAGGCTTGATACCCCCACGGTGGGGTCTGCCGGGGCTGAATAACCCTTGTCAACCCTATTTGGAAACGTGTTGTGGTACAATATAGTTGTTGGTTCGGGGCACTTGACTCACGACAACACCTTTAGGAGTTAGCAACATGAACACATCTATCAACACAGTCGCTGCGCGTTACGCAGCGTTCCTCAAAGCAGGCACCAGCTACGGCGAAGCCCTCAAGTCTGCCGCTGCTGAGTTCGCGGGAACACCGTGTTCCCAACTGCTGGCCGCACTGGCCAAGGTGCATGCCGCGCACTTTAAGTGCAACGTATCGTGGAGCGCATCAGGCGCGGCGCAGTTCTTTGATGGCGCAGAGTATTCACGCGACACACGCCACGACGCTGCCCGTATGTCTTGGGCTCGCAATGTGATGGTGCACTTCAAGGACGCACAACCCACAACACGTCAGCACAAGCCAGTCGATCCAGTGGCAAAGCTGGCCAAAGCGTTCGCAGGTCTGACCACTGCGCAGAAGAAGCGTTTTCTCGCAATGCTGTGAGCGCGGGGTTTCGCCGCTGTTCCGTTTACTGTCAATCGGGCGTCTTGCCCTCAATCCCGCCCGGCACTCGCTGGGCGTTTTCTTTTGGAGAATCAACCATGTCACATCGCAACCGTTACACCATCGACATCAAGACCACAGAACGTGCCAAGCTCCGCGCCCTGCGCGAGGACTTCGTGCGGCTCTCAGAGGACAAAGCCTACAAGCGCAAGGTCATCGAAGAGGCGCGAGCACGCGACGCTGCGTGGGACACATACAAGGCGGACACCCGCCAACTGCGCCTCAAATGACTAGGCCAACTGCTGGGAACACCGTGTTCCCAGCAACACGTTGTGGAGAAACTATGCAAAAAACGCATGTCCACCTGTCCCAGCAATTTCCGTTCAATTCGGCGCTAAAGCGTATGCCTCTAACCCGCGTGGCTGCGTGGTTTGTCCACTTCTTGCACACATATATATACCTTTTTAGAAAATCTATTTATATATACCCCGGTTTTTTTCTTTATATATGTGCGTTTCCGTAAACAGAGATCACCCCCTTTACACAGAGGCTTTGGGGCTATAGTTTTTTCTGCCGACCCCGTTATCTGTGCAATGCGTGGCAGAAGCAAGCAACCGTGCGGGTTTCAAGGCACCCCCATAGAAAAAAAGACGTGACACACATAACAACATATCAGGTAAAATTGAATCCGTATCTTGTTAACACCCTGTTTTCTTACCGAAAGGATGACCAAACCATGCGAAACGAAGCCCGCGTATTCCCAGAAACTACGCGTTACCAATGGGAGGGAACGACCAAGTGGACGTTCCAACAAGCCGAGCGACACATCAAAGCTGGCCTGACCGGAGCCAAAGACACGCCACGCTGGCGCTCATTCAAACAGGTATTGGATGCGTTGTACTTGCTGGCTGACGAGCGCGGCGTCAGTGCTTTCAAAGGGGACAAGCTCAAGGACTTGCTGATCGCCGCCGCCCACGACAACAAGTGGTACAGCCGCAGTAACAGCAACCTCCCCGCAGTGAACGCACCAGATGGGCACAAGGTGTGCCGCAGATGTCACACGCCCAAACCTTTGGAGTTGTTCCGCTGTGTTGCCAGTGCAGCGCAGAAAGAGCGCAACGGGTGGAACTTGAACGCGCAATACTTCACCACCTCACTGCTGTGCGACAAGTGCCGCCCAATCAAGCAGAAAGAAGTCAAGGCGTTGGAGAACCGCAAGGCTGAGAAGAACTCACCTGTTTCGATCATTGATCTTTACCGTAAGGGCATAACAAGATCAATCGGCGCGGTGGTGGCGGTCATGCGTGCCCACACCCACGACATCGGCGGGTACAAAGACGTGAGGTTCACCAACCCCGAGGACCGCAAGTACTACGAGACCCGGATGGAATACCTGCTGCTTGCGCGCCAACGCTTGAACGACCGAATCAACGAAGGCTCCCTGACACGTTACGGAGAAGGCGAAACGCCCCCACGAGGCGTGTGGCACGAGCTGCTGACATCTGAGGAACGGGATTGGCTGGCCACGCGGCACAGTCAAGGGTCATGGGCTTCGGTCGGTGCAGTGCGAGGTGGCAAGGTGCCCCGTTTGTGGGATATGCCTGAGAACGAGCGCCCGATCGTGCCGCGCAGCAAGTTCACGGTGCCTGAAGTTGAGGTGCCTGCGTCCGTCATCGTGCCTGTGCCGCCTCGACCAATCTTGCCGTCTGCCGAAGAGTGGGCGAACACCCCATGGGAGGACATGTAACCCCCGAGGGAACGGTCATCTTTCTTTTCTTGCATCTGGGAACACCGTGTTCCCAATCCGCTGCCAGTCGGTCACTGGCACTTTCATCACTTTGGAGTATCAACCATGACAAACAACAGCAACCCCATGCCCATCACAATGGACGACAACATAACCCCACCCAACCCGTACACACCATCCCACGCCGTGCACCACTCGCTCATCGACGCACTACTGAGCCAAGTCACCAATCACATCGACATGCTGGTCGAGACCAAGTTCAACGCCATGGTGGAGAACAGACGCGCACTGCACCTCATGGATCAGGCGCTGGAGACCCTGATCGACCAGAAGATCGACCGCGCAGTTGAGCAAGCCATGACTGAGCACGAGGTAAACACTGACCACTACAGCAAGGACGAAGTCGAGGGCATCGCAGCAGACCAAGCACGTGAGACGCTGAGCGAGTACGCCGAGCGCCAAGAAGGCTGGGTCACGAAGGACCAAGTGAACGACCTCATCACCGAGCACGTGGACGAAGAGCTGGACATGATCGACTGGGATGAGAAGGTCAAGGACGTGCTGCGCGAGATGCTGTAACAACAACCACAAGGAGAAAGCAAATGAGCAAACTGGTAAAACTTCCCGGCAAGGACTTGTGGGTCAACCCCGCACACGTGGTGTACGTGGAGCAGAAGACGCCGTACGAAAGGTATGCACAGGCAGGCATGCCTCGGGTAGAAGTGTGCACCACGATGTACGGGCGCTATCGCACAGATGACGTATTCAACACAACTGCCGAGCAAGTGTCGGCGCTCATCAACGGAGATCAACCATGAACCAAGGAGCAGACGCAATGACGCGCACCATCATCAAGGCGGAAGAAATCATGCGAGAGAAGTGGCACGAGATGACATCGCACGGGCAAGAGATGGTGGTGATGGTGTACACGCTGGCTGTGCTGCGACGCATAGCAGACAAGGGGATGGAGCGATGAAAGAGATAACCGAGCGCCACTGGCGCATGTTCCCAGCAACCAACGCGTCGGAGCACATGCGCATCCACTACATGCACCCGAACAACAGCACGTCAGCGGGTTTCGTTGAGCAACGAGAGCGCGGCTTACCGCTAAACAAAACGGTCCGTTATTTCGTGACGTGCAACAGCTCATTAACAGGCATCACGGAGCAGCCCGTCAACACGCTGCGCGAGGGTATGGACATCATCGAGTGGCTTGTAAGAGAAAGAGGAGAAAGCAAATGACTAAGTACACCGGGCCAGCAAAGCCTATCCCTACGCACAGAGAGATCATCAGCGACAAGGCCGAGCTCGCCATCTTTGCGCTGTTCGCCATCTTCATGGTGGCCTTTTTAATTTTGGAGTGAGTTATGAGAAACATACCCGACGAGGCGCTGACCGCAGCGCCCATAACTGTGCCGGTCAAGATCGTGTATGCCCAAGACAACAAAGCCCTGTACGAACGGTTGCAGCAGGGATGGATCGTCATCTACACCCCTGTGGAAGAACTGCGCACCAACGCAGCCAACGTGGACGAGTCACCCGCAGTCAAGAACTTGGTCAGCTACATAGCTTCGCGCAAACTACCCCGTGTGTCCGTTCGCAGGATGAGTGAGACGCGCTGGTTCGTATCAGTGGCAGAACCAAAGGAGTTGACATGACAGCCGAAACGAAACCCCCAATCGCCCTCACATGGGAGGAACGACAGGCGCTGCCCGTCATACAGAAACTACTCAAGCGCAAGCCCGAGGCGTTTGAGCTACTCATGAAGGACATGACCAAGCAAGCTGCCGTCAACGTGTTGCTGAGCGCGAAGAAAGAGATGCAAGACCTGCACCTCATGGCGCAAGCAATGGTGGCCGCTGCAGCAGTCATTGTGAAGATGGATCAACCAAAGGAGAGCAACCATGACTGACATCGAAACCGAGACAGAACAGACCGAGTTCACATACGAGGAGCTCAACCCCAAGGCACAAGAGAAGGCGCTTGCGTGGTTCGGTGAATCGCTGGACTACGAATGGTGGGACTGCACGTATGCCAACGCCAAGGAAGATGGCAAGGTCAAGGGCTTCGACATCGAGGACATACGCTTCTCAGGCTTCTGGTCACAAGGCGATGGTGCATCGTGGACGGGCGAGGTAGACATCAAGCAGTTCCTTGAGCACCACTTGAAGGAAGACCACCCCGACTACAGCCGGTACTTCGTGCTGCAAGCCATCATCAACGAGGGCAACGACTGGGTCGAGCGCCGCGTCAACGTCAGCAGGTACGGGTTTCATTACGTGCACTCGAACACCATGCGCCTCGACGGGATGGACTACGGTGGCGTGGACAACCTCGACGAGAACGACGAGGAGCGCTTGCAACAGGACGGTCCACTGCAACGCGCCGACATCTACCAACTGTGGAAAGGCATCGACGGCGAGAGGCTACTGGCCGATCTGTGTGAGTGGATCATCGGGGAGGCACGTGCGTTCGCAGACAAAATCTACAAAGACCTTGAGGCTGAGCATGACGACCTCACCAGTGAGGAGTCATTACTATCGGCTGCGTACGCCAACGGGTGGCGCTTCGACGAGGATGGCGTCCTTGTATAAGGAACAGTCATCATTCTTTTCGGGAACAACGTGTTCCCGTTTTTAGGAGAAACAAAATGAAACCAAGCGAGTGGGTCCTGTCTGCGCCGACCATCCTGACGGTGGCGGGTTTGGACTTCGTTGTGCACAACAACGGGCACCACATCATCATCGACCACGGCGGGCACAAGTACCACCTTTGGCCCAGCACAGGCACGTGGGGTGTCTCCGGCGTCAACAATTTCAAGAAGCACCCGGCATCGCGCAAGCATCCCGGCGTACGAGGGCTCGTGCGCTTTCTCAACGACATCGTCGTCATTTAACCAACCAAAGGAGTTTCAACCATGGGTTACAGATCAGACGTGGCTTACGCCACTCACTTCGACACCACCGCGCATCGAGATAACTCCACCACGCCCATGCACGCCACGAACGACGAGCCCACCTACTCGCTCATGCACGCCAAGAACGACGAGCACACCAACACAGCGCTCAGCGAAGTTGAGTACAAGTACGGCGCACACCCGATCATCACCTTCAATCAAGAGGGGTGGAAGTGGTACGACTCGTATCCAGAAGTGCAAGCACACCACGCATTGATGCGCGAAGCCGAGAAGCTTTTCGGTGCCGAGTGGCGCTTCGTGCGCGTAGGGGAAGACGTCAACGACGTGGAGGTTTTGGAGAGCGACACCACCGTGTGCGAGTTGTATGAGTACGTAGACCCCGTCAACAGCATCCGCGTAGACTTTCCTGCACCAGACGCCGAGTAATTTTCATCACCAACCAAAGGAGTTTCAACCATGTTCTCATCATCCATTCATCACTTGCCCTCAGTCGGCAGCTACGCATCAGCGCACGCGATCTTCACCAAGACCGCGAAACCATTCACACGCAGCGGCCAGTGGCACGACAACCAACGCCCACTCAAGGACACGCGCTCGCACCACTATCGGCTGGAGCAAGGACCTGACGCTGAGTACTACGACGTCATGCTGTACCGCACAGCCATGGCAAGGTTCTACGCACCAACACCAGAAGGACGGCGCGAGATGTACATCTCACACGACAGCAACATGTCCAAGCAGTTCATGCGCAGCGTCACACACCACAGCAACTTCATGACAATGCGCTCCACAGACCTGCTGGAGGTTGCCGTGCCTATCCCTAACATGCACACCATCCACGACAAGGGCACGGGGTTCAGCGCCAGCTTGTGGTTCGACCCACTCAACAGGCTCGACGTGGACAAGTCAGCACACACGCCGATGTTTACCCATCGCACAAACCCCGCCGACAAAGCCTTGGTGCAACAAGTGCGGGAGAGATGCGAGCCATACATCACGCTGGCCTGCATGCGCCTGCCCGAGTTCGCCAGCAACATGTTCATCAACCAAGAACTGCTAGTGCCATTCAAGGGCGGCGTGGAAGTGCTGTTCTCCGGGCGCATGGCGATCAGACGAATGACAGACGGCGATGAGGTGGGTCAAGAGTTCATCAACGCGTTCATGACGCTGGCCGAGAAGGTCTACGACTACGAAGCCACCAAGCTGAGCTTCAAACAAGGGGCACTCACGGGCGATGACATTGCACAACACGTTACAGAGAAGGTTCTGGCTGACGGGTTGTGGAGAGTGATCGTGCGTGAGACCCCGCAGCTACGCCGCAAGTCAGAGGCTGTGCCGCTGCCCCAGTTCATGGCGGCAGGCAAGTACCCCAAGACCACGGCCACGCCGCACCGATAAATTTCACAGAAAGGAGTTGTCAAACACTGGACATTTACGATACACTATCGAAACCACAAGTCGGGAACACGGTGTTCCCGCAAACCTTTTCTTTCATCACTAGGAGTTTTCAATCATGAA